AAGTTGGTATATTTACTTGTATATTATTTTGAGTTACTGAGGCAGAGCAAGGTATTTGTACTGTGTTTTGTTCGCTAACCAATGCAGTAGTCATACGGTTAAACTCATCCATATATACTATGCCAATCTCATAACCCCTGTTGCTATGTAAACTTTTTGGGTTTCCAACCTCTTGAAAAGAAACTAAAGCTAAGTCTATACCATAGTATTCATAAAATCTTTTAGTTATTGCATTCCCTGTTGGGTCGTCCACATATTCCATTGCAGGAATTTGAAAACTTAATACATTAGAGCCTATTGCAGAAATAATTCGTATAGGTTCATTTGCTGAGTTAATACCACTACTGTACTTAAATGCAGAGCCACCTGAAACTGTTACTTCATTTGAAACTGAACAATTAAAAAAATCTGTAAAGGTGCTTCCATCACAAGAAGCAGCTACAGTCTGTATAGTAGACGCTTCACCTATTCTTTCTACAAAATCCGGGAAAATAGAAAGCTCATAAATATTATTAAAATCACTCGTTAGTGTATAACTAAACTCTATATCTGTAGCCGCTAATGTATCAGTAGGGCTTGGAGAATCTCCACCCCAACTAGAATTAGAAAACCTTAGTGATATATTGATAACTGAACCTATTTTAAGTTCTATTCCTTGAAAATTTATTTGAAGTATAGAATTGTTAACACTTGTATTAGGTGTTGAAAAATTATATACACCTGTACCTAAAGCATAAGCAAGTTCACTTCTACCAATATCTTTAGAATCAAAGGTTGTAACATACTCCAACTTAGTAGTATTTCCATTTAAGTCTTTTAAATTATATCCCTCTAAATAGTTTCCGTACATAAGCCTGTTTCCCATAAGAGTCTGAGAGTCAGCTAGTCTAGGTACGTTGTCAAAAAGCCTTAATATTTCTGAAGATGGGAGTACTGTAAATATTTTGCTGTTATCAAAAATAAATTTTTCATCGGTATTGTCAGATATTCCTTTCTCTTTCTTGTTTATTTTTTCTATAATTTTAATTACAGAAGAGTTCATATCCTTAAATAAAAGGTCAATAGATTTTACAAGTGGCCCTCCTGTATTATAAGTTACATTAACTGCGTTCCTAGTGTTCAACATACCTTCGTTTAATGCAGTTGAGGTGTCGTAATTAAATACCCCCGGTATAAATGAAGGTTCACTAAACTGAGATGTTGCAGAGTATTCTCCATCCTCATACCTATACCTATATGCAAAACAAATAAACCTGTCCTCTAAAAAATTACTTGTAGTACTACTTACAACAGGCTCAATAGTAGGAGATGTTGTGGGAGGTTTTTTAATAACAAGCAATGACTCTAAAGAAAAAGTATCAACACCTGATTCAGGATTGGTATAATTTTTTGTTACATTTATTTGTTTTGGGTCTGTATAGTTGTCTGTAAAATATAATAATTCTTCTATTTTATTTACCCCTGTTATAAGGTATTTTGAATTAAAATTTAATGTCGTGTTTCCATCACCCAACCCATTATTTACAGAAATAATGTGATACACAGTACTATTTGTTTTAGTGTCAAAAGAAACTATTAAATCAATTTTACCTGTAGATGAAGAAGTAAAGTTACTGTCGTGTATAAACCAATACAAGGTTTCATTTGCACCATCCTCATAAGCACCAATACATCTAGCTGATGAGCTTAAAGGATTTCCTTCAAAAGAAATACTTGTTAAAAGCTCATTACCTTTTGTGTTTTCTATAACACCAACCTCTGAACCTTCAGTAGAACCCATACGAACATTCAACGCATCAACATATTGTCCGTTAGGAATAATTCGCTCATCTAGCGACTTGTTCATTATACCCTTAATAAAATTTCTAGATGTGTTTGCCATATTACTTAATCCACTTATCCTGACCTCTCAGGTTCATTAATAATCTACCCGGATGTATATCACTAATTCTTATTTTTGCGTTCCTTAGAAGTGCTCCCTTGCGTTTTCTAGCTCTTGTTATAATATACTCCTGAACATTAAGCTTAGAGTTTAGTATTGAGAACTCAATAAATGCGTAAACATATTCCTCAAATAGCTTGTTAACATTAACCCTAGAGTCATCCCCACCTTCCATTCCATCTGAAACGTACTCAAGGACAGCTACTTGATTAGCCATACTTGAACTAAAGTTTATTACACCTGCCGCTTTATCAATATTAAATGTTGGGTTTGCATTTGCAGTTTCTGTATTTAATCCAAAATCTGCTCCGATACCAAACTCAAAATACCAATTCCCATCACAGTTATATCCCGGAAGTCCATTGAATTGTCCATTGTTTTGGTCTAGGTATATACTCTGACCCATACCTACAATTCTATCGTAATCAAGATTAGAAAACTCAGGTCTTAGTATATTACCTTCTATGTCAAATAAAATCTTTCCTGTATTATCTTGAAGATATGCAGCAGAAGACTGTGTTTGAATGTTTTGACTTAAAGGAAATAATACTCCGTTTCTATACTGAGATATCCTAACCCAATTAACATAATCCTGAGGAAGTACAAACCTAAGTTGATTGTCTACGTTTAGTTCTAATATTTTTATTTCTTTAAAGGCATCATAGTTTAACTCTTGAATTGCACGTTTTGCGTGAAACAATACTCTATATCTCTCTTCGTTATTAACTAGGTTATGATTCCCTGAGTACATCAACATAAAATTGTTAACTATATCGTATAAAGATATATACTGATACGAACCCCAATTGTTATCTATTGGTGCTACTCCTCCATTTTCGTAATACTGATACTCTGATATATATGCCATTATGATTCTTCTTGATTATCTTGTTGTTCTTCTGATTGTCCAAACGTATATACATCTCCCTCTCTAATAGAGATTCCTGCGTACTGAAGTATCTTTAAAACTAAATTAACCTCATCGTCTAATGGTATCTCAAAGTCTTGATAGTCAGCAGCTGATGCATTAAATGCCGGCTCACCATTTAGTAAGTCTATGTAAGTCCATTTTGGAGTTTTAGGATATCTTATATACTGCGATTTAATCTGCCCAACTGCTTTTATAGTATTAGGATATACTGTTAAGTTTACATCTTCTGTTGTATATGCAGGGAATGTTGTTGTTGGTGCGGTATATATAGAGTTAGAAAGCATAGTAATCTTACTATGAGAAACCTGTTCTGCTTCTTCTAGCTTGCTCCCTTTTTTAAAGATAGAATACTTCAACCCGGTTGCATTAAAAGTACCTGCTCCACCTGTCGTTGAAATCGTTGTTGCGTTATCTACCAAGGTGACTACAACATACTTAATACCATTGTTATCTACCGCTACTATATCACCTACGTTTATGTCTACCGTAAAATTGGCTTGACTGTCAATTAATTTATCAGCACCTCCACTAGTTGCTGTTGTAGTTCCCTCATCTAAAAGACCTTGGTATACTAAAACTTTATTTATTAAATAGTAATCACTCCCTGTTGTAGTTATGGAGGGTGCAAAATATATACTTTCAAAGTTTTGATTTAATCCTTCTGTAACTGAAAACAAATCAATAGCCTCCTCTATACTTTTTGTAATATCAGCGTATCCATCTCCTGACTGACGAGCATTTTCTTTGTTTATTTGATAGTTGTATTCGTAAAAGTAATTCTCGAATATATCTAACTGAGCCTGTTTTGCAAACAAATTGAAATCTGACGGAGATAAATATCCGTAATTATTTTTATTTAACACAGACAATACTGTGTTTCTTACTGCGTTTATCATCGTAAACTTTTTTACAAAGATAAGGAAAAAAAAAGAGGTCACATTTTGTGACCTCCTATTCTATCTTATAATATTTATTACTAAGACTCTAAAATACTTTCAAGTAATTTTAATGAATCTAATCCTTCGTCACTTGCTAAATAAGAAGCAACAATAAACATTGCATCCTCTCCATAAGGAACTACTAACATTCTAGTTTTATTACTTGAAGTATTGAACCACACCTCTTTTCTATTTTTTCTAAAAGTAAGTAATTTTTTGTCAAAGAATAATGCAACATTACCTTGTAGTTTTAACATAGGGTCTCCAAGAATATTTATAAACTCTTGGGGTTCTCTCTTTGCAAAAATTAAAATATCACGTTTTAGTTCTGAAGTTGAAACTTTAGAGGAGTCTATTCCAAATAACACTCGGCTAACGTTCTCTATCATTTCTGTAGAAAGTTGTCTTGCTTCAATTAAAGCATCGACCTCTAGGTTTAGTATCTCAACAATAGCTGCCGCATCTTTAGCTTCATTTACTTCAATAAATTTTTTACCGTTTAATGGATGGTAGTGTAAAAACTCTTGTAATACCTGATTGTTTTTTGGTACGTTTAAAAACCCATCTTCAAAAATAACAGGCTCTAATATAGCATTTCCATCCTGCTCATCCTCAAAAGGAGAAGCCTGATTACGTGCATACCTAAGAGCACGGTTTGTACCTGTCACATCATCAAAGTGTAATAATGGAAACCTTCTTGAGTTTCTAGTTGGCAGCATAAAAGAAAGAGGAACTGCATCTCTTGTTAATTTATAAGTTTTGTCTACGAATTGTTTTTTGCTTTTTTTCATTTGATATAATTTAAAGTTTATAATAAAAAGGATGGTGTCCTTGAAGACACCATCCTATATTTAATCTACTTAATCTTGGAAGATAAAGAAGTTATTTGCACCTAAAGTACATACTGCTCTTTCAGACAAGAAGTTTACCTCCATTGCATCAAGGTCAGAGTTTTGTGCTCCACCTGCTGAACCTGTAATCCAAGTCTTGTAACGTCTGTCTTCAGTTTCTGAAGCTCTGTAACGAACGTGTAAGAAAGGACGCTTTGCATTCTTTCCTAAGATTTGGTCATAAACAGAAGTAGAACCTGCAGGAACTAATAATCCGCTTACTTTACCTGAACCTGCACCTGTTGCAAGACCACCACGCATTGTTGGGTCATTCAAGTATTTCCAATCAGACTTGTAGAAATCGTAACCTCTACGGAATCCTGAGAATCCTAAGTTCAATGCCATTTCAGTATCGTTGTCAAACAAACCGAAAGACGCTGAGTTAGAAGAACCACCTGAAACATAACCGTTAAGTTGAGCTAACATATCATCAATGTCAAAAGAGAAATCTCTGTCAACGAATAATACGTTCTCTTCAATAGCACCCTGCTTATCTAAACGACTAACAATAGTATCAAACTCTGCTAATGTAGTTGGGTTTCCTCCACCCCATACGTTACCTCTGTTGGCAACAACGTGGAATATACCTTCTGAACCTTTGTTACCTACATCACCTGTAGCTGCAATTGCACCTGAACCTACTTCAGCAGGAACAGCTTCAATCATTGCAGTCTCTAAGTAATCATCAAAACGTAAACGAGTTTCGTGCTCAGACTTCAAATACCATAAGTATCCTGAAGCTCCATTCTCAGTAGTAACCTCAATCCATCCAATTTGAGCCATATCAGAACCTGATACAGAGTACTTATCTTTTATGATAATTGGAGAGTTTTCAAAGATTACGTCTTCAGCCTCTAAAGACCCTTGCATTCCGTTTGTTCCTTTCTTGAACTCTGAACCATAAATAAATACAGTACAAACCTCTGCAGCTCCAAACGCTTGTCCTCCTGCTTCGTAATAAGCTACATCAAAAGTATCTGCCGCTGTATTAACTGCAGTTACAATTGCTTTGTTAGAACCGCCACCTGCGTTTCCAATAACCATTACAGTCTGTCCAACACGTACCGCAATTTGCGATGCCTGTCCTGCTGCTTGGTTTGCCGGTACTAAAGTGTCATTTACTCCAATAGTAGCAGTATCATCTGCTGCTGCTCCTGTAGATAAACAGTTTACATACTTCGTGTGTAATCTTCCTTGTTCTGCCCATTTAATAAGGTCAGAGTTAGAAGGCATCTCAGCACCTACCATACGTAGGAAAGATGAGATTGTTCTGTTACCATAACGTTCAAATTCTTTTTCATAAGTATCAGGAAGATACTGATTTAAGAAATCAAAGTTGGTAATATAATTTGTGGATAACGGTACTTGCGATGCACTTGGCTGCAAATCGAATCCGGGCGTTGCATTTACTTGTCCTGCCATTTTTTCTAATTTTTAATATTAATTATTTCTCTTGTTACTCCTTATCTTTAAGCCACGTCCGGAGTCAGGATTGACGGCTCTAATTTGCGTTCCCCCTTGTGATGAGAATTCAGGTGTATTTCTTGAAGACATATTCACGTTCTTAGTCTGCTTCATTACATCATCCTTCCCCTCAGCTTTACCTTGCTCATAAAAGAACTTAGCAAACTTGTCAG